TTACCTGGTGCAACAAAAGTTACTGGTAGATATGATGAGAAAGATGATAAGACTGGAAAAACTACAAAGGTAAAGGAAAGAAGTCACGTTGTCACTTCTGGTAAAAAGGGTAAGAGGGCATTTAAGAAAGCAGTTAAGTCACTGGGTAAGAAGTATGGACAAGATTCAGTTATTACTCAGACGAAGAAAACAGGCACTCTTTCGGCAACGAGAAAAGGTGGACTAGGTACGAAACCAAAGAATAAGAGACCTTTAGGATCAACTAAGACAGTTGGTTTAGGTAAGATGAGACCAGGTAGAACTGGAGAGAATGATACTAAGATTAAAAACAAAACTTTTACTTATGAATAATGATTCTTGAAACATTTTTAATTCTTGCCGCACTTCCCTTTGTAGGACTAACACTTTACTTTGGGAGCAAAAACGGTTATTATGATAGTGATGACTATACTGGTGATGGTTGTGCTCACGATGTAAAACGATGAGAACTCAAAACAAAGAAAATTATTATTATATTTTTTGGGTTGTAGCAATGATCGCTTTCATTGCACCTCAAGTAATGACTGCTATTGCATATCATAGACTTGCTGACATTCTCAATAAACCAATAAAGGTCGAATTAGTATCACCCTTGAAATTTAGATTATGACAAACAAAACTTACGATGATTCCAACTGGAGAGAAGAATCTCTTCCTTATCACAGTGGTAAACAAGCAGACCTATTGAGAGATGGACCAAAGAGTCTTTCTCAATCATGGTTGATGGGAGCAATGTATAATCAATGGAAGAAACGAAATGGGTATAAAGACCCAGAACCACCTGATGTATCATCATCATATCTGGAGTGGGAAAAGAAAATAAAAGACACTTAAATAAGTGTCCACTAGGGGTCGAACAGACCCCTTTTCCGTGTATGATACTTGTATCGAAACAAATTACATCATGACCTTTGAGATTAAAATGACACAGGAAGAAATCATTGATGGTTTGAGAAGTACATATGGTAAAGAGTTCACTGCTGCAGATGTTCGTGGATTCTGTGCTGCCAATGATATTGCTTATCAGACCGTTACTAAAAAACTTAAGCAGTTTAATGTTGGTAGGGGTAAATGGAATCTAGAAGTTACTACTAAAGCAGTGGAGAATATTGAAAAGTCCTTTAGTGCTCCTGCTGCACAACCAACTGTAACACAGAACCTTGTTCCTGCAACAGATGATACTTTCGTTAAGTTTGGAGCATTTAATGATGTTAAAAATATAATCAAGTCTAAGCAGTTCTATCCTACATTCATTACTGGTCTATCAGGTAATGGTAAGACCTTTGGTGTGGAGCAAGCATGTGCTCAACTTAAGAGAGAATTGATTCGTGTAAACATTACTATTGAAACTGATGAAGACGATCTTATTGGTGGGTTTCGCCTTGTTGATGGGGCAACAGTTTGGCATAACGGACCTGTCATTGAAGCACTTGAACGAGGAGCAGTCTTGTTACTCGATGAGGTTGACTTGGCTAGTAACAAAATCTTATGCCTCCAACCCATACTTGAAGGTAAAGGGTTGTTCCTCAAAAAAATCGGTAGGTTTGTCGAACCTGCGGTAGGATTCAATGTAGTTGCAACTGCAAACACAAAGGGTAAAGGTTCTGACGATGGTAGGTTCATTGGTACTAATGTACTTAATGAAGCATTCCTTGAGAGATTCCCTGTAACCTTTGAGCAAGACTATCCAGCACCTTCTGTAGAGAAAAGAATACTTGGTGGTATTGCATCTAATCTTGGTATCACAGATACAGATTTCATTGCAAGACTTGTTGATTGGGGTGACATCATCCGCAAAACATTCTATGATGGTGGTATCGATGAGATTATCAGTACTCGTAGATTAGTTCACATTGTTCGTGCTTACAGCATCTTCAATGATAAGATGAAGTCTATTCAAGTATGTGTAAACAGATTTGATGATGACACTAAGCAAGCATTCCTTGAACTATATGATAAAGTTGATGCTGATGTTGAGTTGCCAAAAGAGGAGAATTGATGTATGATTAATTCATGGAGCTTACTTTATGACGAACTTTATGAGGATGATGAAATGAGTGAAGAAATTTTTAATGTAGGAGCAGGTAACACTGCTTCTGATGGTGATGGACTCAACATTAATGTTGATAACTCTCTTTGGGATTCGGTGACAATAGATACATCAAATTTTGATATTGTTGATTTTACATTACCTGTACCTGATGTGGTTAGTGCATATCAATCAGATACTGTAACACCTGGTATAGAAACAGACAATCCTAGAAAATATAAAGAAGATGAGTCGATCAAAGCTCTTCAAGATTATATTTCTACCACTTATGGTGGACACTATACTTCTGACAATAATAATGTCCAGACACTTGACCTTATAGAATCTGTTGGTGATGCTGAATCATTCTGCCGTTCTAATGCTATTAAGTATCTTAGTAGGTATGACAAGAAGGGACAAGCAAAACGTGATATACTAAAAGCACTACACTATTCACTCCTACTTTATCACTTCAGTGGGCAACTCAATGAAACTCCGACCCGTGGTTATGAAACTTTCTGAAAAAACTCTTTCTTTTCTAAAAAACTTTTCGACTATTAATCAGTCAATTCTTTTCAAGCAAGGTAGTAAACTTCGCACTATTAGTGTGATGAAGAATATTCTTGCAGAAGTTACTATTGATGAAGAAGCACCAAAAGATTTTGGTATCTATGATTTAAGTCAATTCCTTAATGGATTATCATTACATAATGATCCTGAGTTGGATTTTGCTAACGATGGTCATGTAGTAATTAAAGAAGGTAGGATGAGGTCAAAGTATTACTTTGCTGATCCTAATGTAATCATTACACCACCTGAAAAACCAATCACTCTTCCTAGTGAAGATGTAGCATTTGAATTAAGTACGGAACAACTGGACAAGTTACTCAAAGCAGCAGCAATTTATCAACTTCCTGACTTGGCAGTTGTAGGTGGAGAAGGTGTGGTCAAAGTTCTTGTGCGTGATAAAAAGAATGATACATCCAATAGTTTCTCTATTATAGTTGGAGAAACTGATAAGGAGTTCTCATTCAATTTCAAGGTAGAGAATATTAAAATCTTACCTGGTACTTATAATGTAGTTGTGTCATCTAAACTTTTGTCACGATTTAGTAGTAAGAACCATGACTTGGTGTATTATATTGCTCTAGAACCTGATTCTACAATTGGATGAATATCTTTGTAACTAATCCCGACCCAGTTGTATCTGCAAAAGTATTGCCTGATAAACATGTGGTCAAGATGCCATTGGAGACCTGTCAAATGCTCTCCATTGTCTTCTCACATTGGTATTATGATTGGGGTAATGATTTAGTTAAGAAGAAAGATGGTACTCCATACAAGACCTCTAAGGGTGCATTCAGGAACCATCCTTGTACTCAATGGGCAGCAGATAGTATATACAATACAGCATGGTTAATTCAGCACGGATGTGCTTTATCTGATGAGTATAATCATCGTTACGGTAAAGTGCATGGTTGTGCTGATGCTTTGTTTGAGGCAAAGAAAACATTCCACAGATTTGCAGGAGAAGTAATTACATGTTATTGTATGGTGGAGTCCTTTACTCGTGCAATGCCAGATGAGTATAAACATGACACAAGCATTGACACTTTTACTGCTTACAAAAATTACATTAGCAGCAAACCTTGGGTTGCATCTAATTATCTACGTGACGAATCCAGAAAACCAGATTGGATCTAATTTATGAGTGATGAATTTCTTTGGGTTGAAAAATACAGACCCCAAAAAATTGAAGATTGTATTTTACCAGAGGAAACTAAGAAAACCTTCTTAGAATTTCTAAATAGGGGTGAAGTGCCTAACTTATTACTTTCTGGTCCTGCTGGATGTGGTAAGACCACAGTTGCTAAAGCACTTTGCAAGCAATTGGGGGTTGATGTTTATGTCATTAATGGGTCGGATGAAGGCAGGTTTCTTGACACTGTTAGGAATAACGCCAAGAACTTCGCATCAACAGTCTCTTTATCGTCTGAGGCAAAGCATAAAGTCATCATCATCGATGAAGCAGACAATACCACTCCCGACGTACAACTCCTTCTTAGAGCGAGTATTGAGGAGTTCTCCAAAAACTGTAGATTCATTTTCACTTGCAACTACAAAAATAAAATCATTGAACCCCTCCATTCGAGATGTGCTGTGGTGGAGTTTGGTATTCAGGGTAAACTTAAACAAGAAATTGCAGCAGCATTCTTCGGAAGATTAGTAAGTATTTTAGAGCAAGAAAGAATAGAAGCAGATAAGAAAGTCCTTGCAGAATTAATCAATAAACACTTCCCTGATTGGAGAAGAGTTCTTAATGAGTGTCAAAGATACTCTGTTGCAGGTAAGATAGATAGTGGTATACTTGCTCACTTTAGTGACGTAAAAGTAAATGATCTCATTAAAAATCTCAAGACGAAGAACTTTGCGGAAGTACGTAAATGGTGTGTCAATAACTTGGACAACGATCCTTCTGTTTTACTTCGTCGTATTTACGATAGTCTTTACACTTCCTTGGTTCCTGCTACCATCCCTGCTGCTGTTCTCATACTTGCTAAGTACCAGTACCAAATCGCTTTTGTTGCGGACCAAGAAATAAATATGCTTGCATGTTTAACGGAAATTATGGTAGAATGTAAATTCAAATGACACCTCTAGAAGAAAAAATTAAATCTGCGGAAGACCGCATAAAAGAACTCCAAATTTTAATTAAACACTGGAAACAAAAACAATGATTTTTCTATCAAAACCATCTGTATACAATTTGCCTGGTACATGGGAAAAACAAGATGATGTTCTTATTCAACACTTAAATCTTACACCTGACCAAGGATTAATTTTATTCTTTGGTTTAGTATTAGGTGGTCTGGTTGCGTATGGAATCTATCTTACATTTGGACCAGGTAAAAAGACCCTAAGAGATCAGATAGATGAACACGCAAAGATGCACGAACTAGGGATAGCTCACGGTCACGGTGGAAACAAGGAGGCATATGAGATGTCTGGTAAACTTAAGCATAAGCATGAGGAAGATAATGCAGGATGAACTCTTAGAGTTATTATGTAAGAATGCTTATCGTAAAGGAGAGTATCTTCTTTCTTCAGGACGTACTAGTGAACATTATGTAAATTGCAAACCTGTTACTTTGAGTGGTAAAGGTCTTGTAATGGTTAGTGATATGATAATAGATAAATTAGAATCTGATACTGTAGCAGTAGGTGGTCTTACATTAGGTGCTGACCCAGTGGTTAGTGGAGTTGCTATGGGAGCATCATTATTGGATTGGGAACTTGCTGGATTGATAGTTCGTAAAGAAGCAAAGGGTCATGGTACAGGTGCATACATTGAAGGTCCAGTCCTTCCAGAAGGGTCTAAGGTAGTTGTTTTAGAGGATGTTATCACTACAGGGGGTTCTGCTATTAAAGCAGCAACTAGACTGCGTGATGCTGGATATCAAGTTGATAATGTAGTTTCTATTGTTGATCGTCAGGTAAATAATGAAGCAACTGAATTTATGAATTCTTCTGGATTAAAGTTGACAAGTCTATATCAGTTGCAAGATATATTAGATTACTGGTCTTCTTAAATGAGAATGAATGACCATACTAAACTAGTTTTTGCTATAGAGCATATCCTTCACTTACAGGATTTGATTGAAGAGAATGAAGCAGAACCATACTTAGCATCACATTTGTCATCATTTAAAGTAGAGATTGAACGTCAAATAGAACTACAAGAAAGTAAAAGAAAAAGTTAATATTAGTTGCTTTATTTAATATCATAAGGTAGAATGTATGCACATATAATGTGTATTATGATTACCAAAGAAAAAGTAAGGAATCAAGTGAAATCTAAATTTTATTACATCTTTTGGGGTGTAGCAACAGCATCAGTTGTATTGGGTCAACTATATGTTGGTTCTGGATATAGAGGTTTTGCCAGATCATTAAATAGAATATTCGATACTATCGAAGTACAAGTTAGTGATGACTACGAGAGGTTTTATTAATGAAACTAACACAAAAAATTATTGATGACCTTCAAGTTGCTATGCAACATACGAAGAAGGATGGTACAGTTAATTGGAAAGATAGTGATGAGATTGAGGTTCAACTTGCTGGCACATTTGCTGCTGATAAGTTTATAGTTATTAAGAACAAATCTAAAGAACCTGTTGTTCCTACTCCACCACATCCTGATTTTGATTATGAGAAACAAGAGTGGAAAGGAGGAACTAATTCATTAGGGAGATCAGCAGGTTATAACAAGTCATGAGAATTGAAACTAGAGAAGCAATGGAGATGTTGTTTTCAGCAAAATGGAACTTGCCGAAAGCAGCAAAACATTGTAATCTAACTCATAAGGAAATGAAGATTACCTTTAGTGAGTATTGTGCTTTACACGATGCAGATTATCAACCACCTGCACCTGCTATACAATTACATCTAAATTATGAGCAAAAAAGGACTTAAGACACCTTTACGTTACCCTGGCGGTAAGTCTCGTGCCGTAACTAAAATGGCACAATACTTTCCAGATATGAGAGAGTATGTAGAGTTTCGTGAACCATTCTTAGGTGGTGGAAGTGTTGCGATACATATGACTAAGATGTATCCACATTTAAAGATTACTGTTAATGATCTTTATGAACCATTAATAAATTTCTGGGTTAATCTTCAGACTTTTGGTGATGAATTAACTAAGGAATTAAAGAACCTTAAGATCGCTAATTGTAATCAAGACTCTGCTAGATGCTTATTTGCAGAGATGAAAGATGTTATTAATGATAATACAAAGACTGACCTTGAAAGAGCAGTTGCTTTTTATGTTGTAAACAAGTGTAGTTTCTCAGGTCTTACTGAGAGTTCTTCTTTCTCAGCACAAGCAAGTGATTCTAATTTCTCTATGAGAGGTATTGAAAAGTTGCCAGAGTATTCTGATATAATTTCTCATTGGCATATCAATTCATATTCTTATGAATACTGTTTTCAAAACAATATTCATGATGGGTTGTTTATGTACTTAGACCCTCCTTATGATATTAAGGATAATCTTTATGGTAAAAAGGGTGCAATGCATAAAGGATTTAATCATGACCAATTTGCAGAAGATTGTAGTAAGAGTTCAGTGAATCAGTTAGTCAGTTATAATTCAGACCAACTTGTTAAAGATAGATTCAAAGGTTGGAATGCAGGAGAGTTTAATTTAACTTATACTATGCGTTCAGTTGGTGAATATATGAAAGACCAACAAACAAGAAAGGAACTATTACTTTTTAATTATGAAAAAACTGTGGCGAATTTGGAAGTATGCACTGGGTAGTTTCTCTGATGAAAAAACTAGACGCTACGACAACTACGTTGTTTTGGTACGTACTTTTATTTTCATATCTTATCTCATCACTAACTGTTTTATTATTGCAGGGGTCATAAGACATTGGAACTAAAAGATTGGCTCAATTCAATTAACTTCAATAAGGAGAATCTTATTGAGGAAGACCCTTCAGCGATTAAGGATTATCCTCCATATATTATTAATCGTTGTTTGTCAGGACACTTGGATTGTATACTCTTTTGTAATGAAATGAATAAGTATTCTTTCTTAGATAAGGATATGCAATATTCATTTTATCTAAATACACTTAGGAAAAAGAAGAGATTTAGTCCCTGGCTCCGAAAGGAAAAAGTCACAGACCTTGAAATCATTAAACAATACTATGGTTATAGTAATGAAAAGGCATCTAATGCCCTCAAGATATTAACCCCTGAACAAATTAATTTTATTAAACAACGACTTGAAACTGGAGGATC